TGCAACTTCAGTTAACACCAATAGCACAATCGTTGCTAGAGACTCTTCTGGTGGATTTGCTGCTGGTATCGTTACTGCAACTGCAGTTCATCTTGGTGCTGAAGGTTCTGCAATCAGAGTTACTTCAGATACAATCTCTGGTCCTGCAACTCTGAACATTGATCCTTCTGGTGTTGGCGACAACAGCGGAACAGTTGTTATCAAAGGTGATCTTCAAATTGATGGTACAACCACAACTGTAAATAGCACAACTGTTACTGTTGATGACAAGAACATCACTCTCGCAAGTGGTGCTGCAAATGATGCTGCTGCTGATGGTGGTGGTATTACTGTTGAATCTGGAGACGGAAATAAGACCTTCAATTGGGTTGATGCTACCGATGCTTGGACCTCTTCTGAGCATATGGATCTTGCTTCTGGCAAGGAATACTACATTAATGGATCTTCAGTTCTGAGTGCTGATACTCTCGGATCTGCGGTTGTCAATTCCTCACTTACTTCTGTTGGAACTCTTGGACAACTTGAAGTTACTGGAGTTACAACTTCAACTGGTGGATTCTCTGGCGATTTAACTGGTAATGTAACAGGTAATGTAACTGGTAATATTGAAGCAACATCTGGTATTTCTACCTTCAATGATATTGCGATTGATGGTGTTCTTTATGACATCAATGATGCTGCTGGTACTTCAGGTTACATTCTGAAAACAGTAGGTACTGGTGTATCTTGGACATCAATTGCAGATGTTCTTCCACAAACCAGAACTGGATTAACAACTACAGCATCTGATGGACAAACTGCATTCTCCTTTACATATAATGTAAACTATCTTGATGTTTTCCTGAATGGTGTTAAACTTTCTAACAGTGACTTCACTGCAACAAATGGAAGTGACATCACACTCTCCGAAGGAGCGTTTGCTGGAGATAAAGTCGAATTTGTTTCCTACAATACTGCAGGAACTGGTGCTGGATCGGTTAATAGTTTGAATGATCTCACCGATGTAACACTTTCATCACAGTCTGCCAATGACATCATTGTTTATGACGGATCTGGATATGTCAATCAGCAGACACTTAATCTCTCTGGCATTATAACTGCTACAGGTGGTTTTGTTGGCGATGTAACAGGTAATGCTGACACTGCAACTGCACTTGAAACTGGTAGAGATTTCAGTGCTTCTGGGGATGCTTCTGCACCTTCAGTTTCATTCGATGGTACAGGTAACGTTGATCTTGTACTTACCTTAGCTGATACAGCAGTATCTGCTGGTTCTTATGGTTCTTCTTCAGAAATTCCAACATTCACCGTTGATAGCAAAGGTCGTCTGACTGCTGCTGGATCAGTTTCAGTTTCGACTGGAATGACTGTTGCTGGTGATAGTGGTTCTGAGACCATTAACCTTCTAAGTGAAACTCTCACCATCTCTGGTGGAACTAACTTAACTTCATCTGCTGCTTCAGATACTGTTACTATTGATCTTGATGATAATATTTCACTAACAAGTGTTACTGCTTCAGGTATCGTAACCGCTGCTCAGTTTGTAACTGGTGCTTCTGGAGAAGCAATCGGCATCAACACAAATACAATTTCTGGTCCAGAAACATTAATTCTTGATCCAGCTGCTGTTGGTGATAACACAGGTACAGTTGTAATTAAAGGCGATCTTCAAGTTGATGGTACAACTACAACAATTAATTCTACAACTCTAACTGTTGATGACAAGAACATTGTTGTTGCTTCTGGTGCAGCTGATGCGAATGCTGCGGATGGTGCTGGACTGACAGTTGATGGTGCAAACGCAACCTTTACTTATGCAGTTACCGGTGATAAATTTACATCAAATAAAGATATTCACGCACCTAACTTCAATTCAACTTCTGATAGAAACCTCAAGGAAAATATCAGAACCGTTGAGAATGCATCTGATCTTGTTGGCAAATTGGAAGGTGTTCACTTCACCTGGAAAGAAAATGGCAACGCATCTGTTGGTGTCATAGCTCAACAGATTGAAGAGCATCTTCCACAACTTGTTTATGATGGTGAAGAGTACAAGTCAGTTAACTATAACGGACTTGTTGGTGTTCTGATCGAAGCAGTTAAAGAGCAAGGTGCTCAGATTGCTGCTCTCAAAACAGAAATTGAAGAACTCAAAAAGTGAATTGAGTAAAAACTGAATAATCGGAGAGGGGAGAAATCCCCTCTTTTTATTATATGACTAAATATATAAAAAACCTAGTTAATGGCTAATACTAGAGAATTATCACAACTTGCATCGTTAATTAATGTAATTGATAATAATAAAAGCATTGGGGTTGTTACTGAATATCCAAATGCTAATGTTGGTATAGGAACACTGTCTCCAGCAGCAAAGGTTGATGTTATTGGAGATGCATTGGTTTCTGGTATTGTTTCTGCAACTAGTTTTTATGGCGATGGATCAAATTTAACAGGATTATCTATTGATGCAAATGCTACTGTAAGTATAAGCACCACTCCACCACAGTCACCAAATGCTGGAGACATGTGGTATAGCATTTCTCATGCTAGAACTTTCATATATTATCAAGATGAAGATAGTTCTCAATGGATTGATTCTGCACCATTTAATACTGGCATTACAACTTCATCGAGTTCAAGTGGTGCTTCAGTTTCTATTGGTGCAAGTTCTCCATCAAATCCAAATTCTGGCGATTTATGGTATAGCACTACTCGTGGAAGACTATTTATTTATTATACGGATACTGATAGTTCTCAATGGATTGATTCTGCCCCGTTTAGAACTGGCATCGTAACTAGTACTTCTCTTGCAACAAATGCAGAAGGATTAACTGGTACTCCAAACTTGAATGTTGGGATTGTGACCGCATCGGGCGGATTTACAAGCGACGAAAATTCAATTCCAATTCAAATTTCCTTAAATGGGAATCAGTTAACTTTTACTGCATCAGGTATAGGATCAACTACAATTACTTTAAGTTAAATGAAAACCTTTAAGAAATTTCAAGAAGAGTGGAGTAATAAATATAAAAAGAGTATTGATTGCTCAAATCCAAAAGGATTCTCTCAAAAAGCGCATTGTGCTGGAAGAAAGAAAAGAGCAAAAGGTGAAAAAACTAAATCAAATCCAGTAAGATGAACGAAAACCTTCGCAAATGGTTCGGTAAAGGTAAAAAAGGTGGTGTTGGTGGCGGTGGATGGGATCGCTATGACACCAAAGGTGAGAGAATTGGTAAATGTGCTCGTGAACCTGGAGAACCAAAACCGAAGTGTCTTTCAAAAGAAAAAGCAGCAAAAATGTCAAAGGATGAAATTGCTGCTGTAGTGAGAAGAAAAAGAAAAGCAGATCCAGTTGCAGATCGTCCAGGTAAAGGAGGAGCACCAAAAATGGTATCTAATAAAATTAGAGAAGAGGTGGAAGAAATTAGATACTGCCCAATGTGCAGAAAAAGAGAAAGAAGAAGAGAGTGCTCATACGGTCCACAAATGTGGGATGCAGTAACCGTATCTATGCCAGATTCAACAATGGATGAAGCAAAAGATGATCCATGCTGGACTGGTTATAAGCAAGTTGGAATGAAAAAGAAAGGAAATAAGATGGTTCCAAATTGCGTTAAAGAGCAATCACCATTAGTTAAAAAAATTCTTGAGCAACTTGAAGGAGAAAGAGAACTTCAGAAACTTGAAGAAAAGAATGTTCCGACAAATCCTTCTTTATGGTCAAAAATGAAGGCAAAAGCAAAAGCAAAGTTCGATGTTTATCCTTCTGCTTATGCGAACGGTTGGGCTGCAAAAGAATATAAAAAAGCAGGTGGTAAATGGAAATCCGTAAGTGAGGAGATTGAACTTGAAGAAGCAATAAGACTTCCATCAAAAACAGGAAATATCATTCTCGTGACTTTGACTTGGAGAGGTAAGTATTATGCGATTAAAATGTTCTTTCCTCAAATTTCTGTGCCAAATAGAAGAGATGTTCAGGATCAAATTAACAAAGTTTATCCTGGTGCAAGAGTTTTAGCATACAATATTTCAGAAATCAAACCAGGTGAACAGTTTTTACAGACAGAAGATTGGCAGAAAGTCAATCGTCAAGATAAAACTGATGGTCTGAGTCAAAAAGCAGTTGATGCATATCGTAGAGAGAATCCTGGTTCAAAATTACAGACTGCAGTAACTGAAAAAAATCCAGAAGGCAAAAGAGCAGAAAGAAGAAAATCGTTTTGTAGTCGTATGAAAGGACACAAAGCAAAAAATACATCAGCAAAAACTGCAAGAGATCCGGATTCAAGAATCAATAAAGCCCTTCGTCGTTGGAACTGTAACTAAGATGAAATCATTCAAAGAATTCTTATCAGAGAGTGTAAATATTGCAGGAGATTTCAACGGAAATCTTTACATTGGTGGTTCAGAATCACAATCAGAACCTGTAGGAGAGTCTTTCTTCGCAGATATAGTTTGGGAAGGAAAACTTTATCGTATGGAAGTTGAGGGTAGTATGATGTCAAAAAATGAACTGGCAGAAGAACTTCAGAGTGAATATCCAGGAGCGATTGTTCATAACATTTATCCATCAACAATTCAAACTTCCAGAATTAAAAATGTACAGAGATATCAACCAGAAAAATTAACTTGGGGTGAATGATTAATGGCTCAGTGGAATAAGACTACACAAGACTTCTTAAATCAAGAGAGAAGTCTCTTTGAGGTATATAATATCGCAGATCACTGGGGAAATCAGACAGACTGGAGACCTCAGTTTTCTGATAGCAATCGTCTCAAAGTTTCTCCGTATCAAACAGTTTTCTTTAATACTTTTCAGTATGGTAAAGAATCTGATGTTTGGGATGAGAGAGTAGTTGGAGTTGGAACTGCTACTTATAACGAATATTCCAGTAATGTGGTTATGCAGGTTGGTTCTACTGCTGGGAGTAAAGTCATTCGTCAGACGAAGAATGTGATGAGATACATTCCTGGTAGATCTGCAACACTCAACTTTGCAGTTCGTCTTGAAAATCCACAAGTCGGTATTCGTAGAAGATTTGGATTATTCGATGAAAATAATGGATTATATTTTGAAGATGATGGGGGAACATATTCGTATGTAATTCGCAGCAATACAACAGGAATCGTCACCGAAAGAAGAGTAACCAGAGAAGAGTGGAATGGTGAAAAGTTTGATGGCAATGGATGGACTGGTGTAGTTGCTGATCCAACAAAACAGCAGATGATTTCCATTAATTATGAATGGTATGGTGCTGGTATTGTTGAATTTTCTTGGTTAATGAAGAATGAGACTATTGCATCTCATACTTTTGAGAATTCAAATGTTAATGATTATGTTTGGTGTTCTACACCATTCCTACCAATTCGTTTTGAGATTGAAAATATAACAGGTGTCGCAGGAACTCATTATGTTTATCAGGGTTCAAATTCTCTTATTCAGGAAGGAGAACCAGAAAAACTTGGAATTCTTGTAAGTCAGGGTAATGCCATCACAGGAAAAACAATGGCATCTGCAAATACTTTTTATCCTATTGTAAGTCTTCGTTTGAAATCAAGTGGTTTATCTGCCGTAATGATTTTAAGGTCTTTACAAGCAGTGACGAATGATAATACCAATGTTTATTGGAGATTGATTGAAAATACAACTCTAACTAATCCAGTCTGGACAGATCACGCAGATCCAGATTCGTTTATGCAATATGATACAAGTGCAACTGCATTGTCTGGTGGAAGAATTCTTTTGAGTGGATTTACAATTGCGGGTGGTGCTTCTCTTATTGATATTGATGAAAAGGCACAAATGCAATTAGGTAGAAGTGGTATTGGAACAATCAGTGATACTTATACACTTGCTTGTGCAAGTCCTAATACCAACAAAGCAGCACTTGCGGTATTGAACTGGATTGAACAGAGGTAATTCTTATGAGTGATGTATATCTTGGTAATCCAAATTTAAAAAAAGCAAATACTCCTCAAGAGTTTACTAAAGAACAAATCGAGGAATTTATTAAATGTAAAAATGATCCAGTATATTTTGCAAAAAATTATGTGAAAATTGTAACACTTGATCACGGATTACAACCATTTAAAATGTATCCGTTTCAGGAAAAATTAGTAGAGAGATTTCATAAAAATAGATTTAATATTTGCAAAATGCCGCGGCAAACTGGCAAATCAACTACCGTAGTATCATTTTTATTGCACTATGCAGTTTTTAATGAAAGTGTAAATATTGGCATTCTTGCAAACAAAGCAGCAACAGCAAGAGAACTTCTCGATAGATTGCAAACTGCATATGAAAATCTACCTAGATGGATGCAGCAAGGAATTATCTCTTGGAACAAAGGTTCTCTTGAACTTGAGAATGGAAGTAAAATCTTGGCTGCTTCTACTTCTGCTTCTGCGGTTCGTGGAATGTCATTTAATATTTTATTTTTGGATGAATTTGCGTTCGTTCCAAATCACATCGCAGATTCATTCTTTGCTTCTGTATATCCAACTATTACTTCTGGTAAATCAACAAAAGTAATTATTGTATCAACACCACACGGTATGAATCATTTCTATCGAATGTGGCATGATGCAGAGAGAGGTAAAAATGAATATGTTCATACTGATGTTCATTGGTCAGAAGTTCCAGGAAGAGATGAAAAGTGGAAAGCACAAACAATTGCAAACACTTCTGAACAGCAATTTAAAGTCGAGTTTGAATGTGAATTTTTAGGGTCTGTTGATACTCTAATTGCACCATCAAAATTAAGAAATTTAGTTTACGATCATCCAATTCAAAGAAATGCTGGATTGGATATCTATGAACCATCAAAAGAAAATCATGATTATGTTATAACTGTAGACGTTGCGAGAGGTGTTGGTAATGATTACTCGGCATTTGTAGTGGTTGATATTACTCAATTCCCACATAGAGTAGTAGCAAAGTATAGGAATAATGAAATTAAACCAATGCTATTTCCAAGTGTTATTTTTGAAGTAGCTAAAAATTATAATGGTGCTTATATTCTTTGTGAAGTAAATGATGTTGGAGATCAAGTAGCATCAATTCTTCAATATGATTTAGAATATCAAAATGTTCTAATGTGCTCTATGAGAGGTAGAGCAGGACAGATTGTTGGCCAAGGTTTTTCTGGAAAGAAAACTCAACTTGGTGTTAAGATGTCTAAAACTGTAAAAAAAGTTGGATCTCTTAATCTTAAAACATTAATTGAAGAAGATAAATTATGGTTCCAAGATTATGATATTATTAGTGAATTAACAACATTTGTTTCAAAACATAATTCATTTGAAGCAGAAGAAGGTTGTAATGACGATCTTGCAATGTGTCTTGTGATTTATGCTTGGTTAGTTGCACAAGACTATTTTAAAGAGTTAACTGATCAAGATGTAAGAAAAAGATTATATGAAGAACAAAAAAATCAGTTAGAACAAGATATGTCACCCTTTGGATTTATTGTTGATGGGTTAGAAGATACAGTAACGGTAGATTCAAACGGAGATCGTTGGTATACAGATGAATATGGTGATATGAGTTATATGTGGGATTATATGTGATGGAATTGGAAGATCAAATAAAATTTGGACATCTTTTATTATATGAAAGAAAATGTAGATCTTGTGGTTGTACAAAGAATTTAATCGAAGGTTTTTACAGAACTAGAAAAACTAGAGGAATGGGATCATCTTCCTTTTCATATGAATGCAAAGAATGTACTATAAAAAGAATAACTAATAAAAGAAAAGAAGGTCAAAAAGTACATATAGATTGGCAATATCCAGATTGGTAAATGTTCATGCACTGTTTCCCATACGAAAAGTAACTTTTTAATAAATAATTTCAGATAAACTGAGACTAACGGAGAAAAAAATGGCAACTCCTCAATTATCTCCTGGAGTATTAATCAGGGAAGTTGATCTAACTGTTGGAAGAGCTGAGAACGTACTAGATAATGTTGGTGCTATTGCAGCACCTTTCCAAATTGGTCCTATCGATTTTCCAATTGAAGTTTCCACTGAGCAAGAGCTATTAAAATATTTTGGTAAGCCACTATCAACAGATAGTCACTATGAGTATTGGTTAACAGCATCCGAATTTCTTTCATACGGTGGTATTCTTAGAGTAGTAAGAACTGATGGAACTAATCTTGTTAACGCAAACTCTAAAATAACTAATGCATCAACTAAAGCATCTGGTGTTGGTGATGCATCACTAAAAATCAAAAATATAGATGATTATAACCTCAATCATGATGATAGTGTAGCAGATTATGTTTTTGCTGCAAAGTCTCCTGGTGAATGGGCAAATAATCTTAAAGTTTGCTTCATTGATGATAAGGCAGACCAAATCTTAACCTTAAGTTCTGCAGGTATTAGTTCTGCTCAAGTTGGATATGGTGTTACTTATGCATTTAATGGAGAAGTTCTTGCAGGTGCAGGTTCAACTACACTTTTAGATGGATACCTAAAAGGTATTATTACAGAAAAAGATTCTGCTAATAATACAATTTCTGTCAAAATTACTTCTAGAGTTTCTTCTGCTGGAACAGAAACAAATATCTCTTATACAGAACAATCTGAAGTTGCATCTTTTGTTAAGGATAAAGAGATTTATATTATTGATGGTAATGGAGATGCTCTTGTTGGTGGTGCTACTACAACTATTACAAAGGCAGTTGATTGGTACGATCAACAAACTCTAGGTTTGGATAATCTTCTAGTTTACTGGAGCCAAATTGCACCAAAACCAACAACAAATAATTACGTTGCAGAAAGATCTGGAAGAAACGATGCAATGCACGTAGTTGTAGTTGATGATTATGGTGATGTAACTGGTATTAGAGCAAATATTGTAGAAAAGCACATTTCACTTTCAAAAGCATCTGATGCAGTTTCTGCAGTAAATTCTCCTCAGAAAATTTTCTGGAGAGATTATCTTGCACTCTATTCAGATCATCTCTATGCTGGAGATAATCCTTCCGATGGATCTGGTCTCGAAGCAGTTGCAGCAACTGGATTCTCAACATCATTCACTGGTATTACTACCACAAATGGCCTTTGGGGTCAAGCTTCTCAAGATGTAACATTCTCTGCTATCGGAAACTATACTTATACCCTTTCTGGTGGTAAAGATTATGCTTCTGGATCACAGAGAATGAAGGCTACTCTTGGAGATCTTGTAACATCTTACAGACTCTTTAGAAATGATGATGAGTTTGCAGTTGATTATCTAATCATGGGTCCAGGAATGGATAGCAAGTATGAATCACAAGCAAAGGCACAAGAACTAATTGCAATTGCAGAACTAAGAAAGGATTGTGTTGCTGTAATTTCTCCTCATCGTGCAGATGTTGTTGATATTACAGATACTGAGGTTCAAACCAACAACATTTTAGAGTTCTTCAATCCTCTATCATCTTCATCTTATGCGATCTTTGATACTGGTTACAAGTATATGTACGATAGATTTAATAATAAGTTCAGATATGTTCCATGCAACGGAGACGTTGCTGGTCTATGTGTAAGAACTTCTATCGAAGCATATCCTTGGTTCTCTCCTGCAGGACAGCAAAGAGGAATTCTAAACAATGCTATTAAGTTAGCATACAATCCAAACAAATCTCAAAGAGACAGACTCTATCCTAAGAGAATTAATTCAATCATTAACACTCCAGGAACTGGTATTCATCTATTTGGTGACAAAACAGCACTAGGATATGCATCAGCATTTGATAGAATTAATGTTCGTCGTCTCTTCCTTACTGTTGAGCAAGCACTTAAGAATGCTGCTCATTCACAACTCTTTGAACTAAATGATGAGATCACTAGAGCAAACTTTATTAACATTGTTGAACCTTATCTCCGTGAAGTTCAATCAAAGAGAGGAGTTTATGATTTCCTAGTAATTTGTGATGAAACTAACAACACTCCTGAGATTATTGACAATAATGAATTTAGGGCTGACATCTTCCTGAAGCCTGCAAGATCAATCAACTTCGTAACACTAACATTTGTTGCTACTCGCACTGGTGTTAGCTTCGAAGAAGTTGCTGGTAGAGTTTGATCAGATCATAAATTAAAACAAGGAGGATTATTCTAAAATGGCTAACAACAACCCTACTCTTAAGAATCTATCAGCATTCAAAACCAGACTTGCTGGTGGTGGTGCTAGACCAAATATCTTTGAAGTTACACTAGACAAGTTTCCTGCTGAAATCCAATCTTATTGGGGAGCAGAAGAAAAAATCGACTTTAGATTTTTCTGCAAAACAGCAGCTCTACCAGCATCCACTGTTGCTCCAATTGAAATTCCTTTTAGAGGTAGAACCCTTAAGGTTGCTGGAGACAGAACATTTGATGTTTGGACAGTAACAGTTATTAATGATGAAGACTTTAGAATCAGACATGCTTTTGAAGCATGGATGAACCTTCTCTCTAAACTTGATAATGCTACTGGTGCAGTAAATCCATCTTCCTACATGGTAGATGCATTTGTATATCAACTAGGTAGAAGTGACAAAATTGAAGGAACTAAAGTTCGCAATAATGTTGGACAAGCAGGACCTGGTGGAAATTCAACTGGTAGTGGAGATGCTACAGTTCTAAGATCTTATAAGTTCTTTGATATTTTCCCAACTAGTATTTCTGCTATTGACCTTTCTTATGATACCACTGATACGATTGAAGAATTCTCCGTTGAATTCCAAGTTCAGTACTTTGAAATCAATGATGGTCCAGGATCCATTAAATAATAGAGGATAAATAGTAAAAACGGACAATTAAATTATGGCTAGACTTTTTGGATTTTCAATTGAAGATTCGGAACCAAAGTCCCCGTCTGTAGTCTCCCCCGTTCCTCCAAATAATGAGGACGGGGTTGACCACTATTTAAGCACTGGGTTTTTTGGTTCTTATGTTGATATTGAAGGTGTATATCGAACAGAGTTTGATTTACTTAGAAGGTATAGAGAAATGTCTCTACACCCAGAGGTAGATAGTGCAATTGAAGATATTGTAAACGAAGCAATTGTTTCAGATTCTGATGATTCTCCAGTAAAAATCGAATTATCAAATCTAAATGCTAGTGATGGGATTAAGAAAAAAATTCGTCAAGAATTTAAAACTATTTTAGATTTATTGGATTTTGATAAAAAGTGTCATGAAATTTATAGGAATTGGTATATTGATGGTAGATTATATTACCATAAAGTAATTGATCTTAAAAAACCTCACGAAGGAATACAAGAATTGCGTTATATTGACGCAATGAAGATGCGTTATGTTCGTAAAACTAAGAAAGATAAGAGTAATCCCAATATTCTAGTTAGAAAGAACACTGAGGATCCAATGGATTATGTGTTCCCTGAATTAGAAGAGTACTTCATGTACACACCAAAACTCCAGTATCCAAATCAGGCAGCTGGTGGAATGAATGATGCTAAAGGTGTAAAGATTGCAAAAGATTCTATTGCATATTGCACCTCTGGACTAGTAGATAGAAATAAGGGATCAACTCTATCATATCTTCATAAAGCAATCAAGTCACTCAATCAACTTCGTATGATTGAGGATTCTCTGGTTATCTACAGATTATCCAGAGCACCAGAACGTAGAATTTTCTACATTGATGTTGGTAATCTACCTAAGCAGAAAGCAGAACAATATCTACGTGATGTTATGAGTAGATATCGTAACAAGTTAGTTTATGATGCCAATACTGGTGAGATTCGTGATGATAAAAAATACATGAGTATGCTAGAAGATTTCTGGCTACCAAGACGTGAAGGTGGTAGAGGAACTGAGATTTCTACTCTACCTGGTGGTCAGAATCTTGGTGAAATCACCGATATTGATTACTTTAAAAAGAAACTATATCAATCACTTAATGTTCCACCATCAAGAATGCAAGCAGATGGTGGTTTTAATCTTGGTCGTTCTTCTGAAATTCTAAGAGATGAACTTAAATTCACTAAGTTTGTTGGACGTTTGAGAAAAAGATTCTCAAATATGTTTAGTGATATGCTCAAGACTCAACTTATTCTTAAAAACATCATTACTCCTGAAGATTGGGAAATAATGAGTGAGCATATTCAATTTAACTTTCTATATGATAACCACTTCTCAGAACTCAAAGAAACTGAGTTGATGACTGAAAGACTTAATATGGTTGCAACTGCAGAACCATATGTTGGAAAGTATTATTCTCAAGATTATGTGAGAAGAAAAATTCTTCGTCAGACTGATGAAGAAATTATTGAACAAGATAAACTTATTGAGAAAGAAATTAAAGCAGGTATTATTCCAGATCCAGCAGCAATGCAAATTGATCCTGCAACTGGTCAACCAGTTTCTACAGGTGGAGAAGATCTTGGGCAACCAGTTATGGAACCAGATTTAGAATCTGATGCAGCTTCTGTTGCTCCACCAGAAATTGGTGCTAAAGATCTAAAGAGTGCAGAAATTTGATAAATATATTTGTTATTTAAATTTTAAATCATGGAAATGGAAGAACTGCTAGATATGATCACTCATGATGAGTCTCCTGCAAATATTAGTGACAAGATTAAAGATCTTCTTTTCACTAAAAGTGCAGAAAAGATTGATTCAATGAGACCTTCGATTGGAAATGCACTTTTTAATCACGAAGGTGAAGAAGAGGAAGAAGTATAAATAACTTATAAAGCACTTTTGTACTATGGCTAGAACACTATTATTGGGTGCAGAGTCAGCACTACCAATTACCACTGGTACTGCTACGAGTTTTTCTCAGGCTTCTGCTGTACGTTTGGTTAATAATTCATCTACAGCATATACTGTGATTGTTGTTGAAACTCAAGGTGGAAATGTTATTGGTTCTATGACAATGCCTGGAAATACGGTAGAAATTCTTGAGAAGCAATATTCTCATTGCATTTATGCTAATAATGCCTCAGTGCGTGGTGCAAAAGTCGGATTTACTGCATAACCATGAAACTAATCAGAGAAGAAATCGAAAAGGTAGAAGTTATTACCGAAGAAAAGAACGGTAAGAAAATTCTGTATATCACAGGACCTTTTTTACAAACCGAACAACCTAATCGTAATAACAGAGTTTATAGCCTCTGTGTAATGGAACGTGAGGTTAAAAGATATACTGAGCAACATATTTCTAAAGGTCGTGCTTTAGGTGAACTCGGTCATCCAGATGGTCCAACCATCAATCTTGATCGTGTTTCTCATAAGATTGTTTCTCTTGAACAAAAGGGAAATGACTTTATTGGTAAAGCACAAATTCTTTCAACCCCAATGGGTAAGATTGCTGAATCTCTTCTAAAAGAAGGTGTTTGTCTCGGTGTTTCTTCTAGAGGTATTGGTTCTCTTCGTCCTACCAAAGAAGGATATCAAGAAGTTGGTGAAGATTTTATGCTTGCAACTGCTGCTGATATTGTAGCAGATCCTTCTGCACCTGATGCATTTGTTCAGGGAATTATGGAAGGTAAAGAATGGGTTTGGGAAGGTGGTATTCTTCGTGAACAAATTGCATCAAAAACTGCAAAGAGAATTAACACTCTTGTAGACCAGAGAGCACTTGAAGAGCATAAGTTAAGTCTATTTAACGATTTCTTAAATAATCTTTAAATAGTATAAAATATTATAATTTATAAATAAATATAGTTAATCTAAACTAAAGATAAACGGAGAGTTACAAATGTCTAGTGACAACAATTTACAGGAAATGGAAGCAGGCACTAAGCAATCCAAAACTGCTGTTAACGCTGGTGCTGCATCTGCAGAACCAATGCAGAAAATGGCAGATCCTGGAACTCAACTTGCTTCTGTAGAAGATCTCGGTGGTCCTACCCCCGATAATTATAAGTCTGATGACGATTCAGCAAAACTGAAAGATCCATCTGCGACTTTAAAGCAGGTTAGGGATGTTGTTACCAAATCTGCTGGTAAAGCAGATGCTATGCCAAAAGGTATGAAAGAAGAAGAGGAACTTAAAGATGATGAACAGATTGTTACTGAAGAAGAAGAGACGGAAGAAGATGAGATTGTCACTGAGGAAGAAGAGACAGATGAAGATGATGATGAGGAAGAAGAGATTGAGGAAGAAGTTCAGAGTTATGACATTGAGGAAGATGTAAATGCTCTTCTTAGTGAAGAAGATCTCTCCGAAGAATTTAAAGAGAAAGCAAAAGTAGTCTTTGAAGCAGCATTAAATTCTAAAGTTGCTGAAATCAAAGAAGCACTAGAAGCTAAGTATGAAGAGCAACTTCTTGAAGAAGTTCAAGTTATCAAAGAAGCTCTTACTGATCGTTTAGATTCTTACCTTGAGTATGTTTCTGACGAGTGGATCACTGAGAATCAACTCGTAGTAGAACATGCACTTAAGTCCGAAATGACTGAGAGTTTCCTCTCAGGCATGAAGGATCTTTTTGAAGCACATTATGTAACTATTCCTGAAGAAAAATATAATGTATTAGACAGCATGGTAGAAAAACTTGATGAAATGGAGACTAAACTCAACGAGCAAATTGAGAAGAATGTTTCCCTAAACAAGCGTCTCGCAGAGGCAGTTGCGGAGGGTATTCTTGATCAAGTTTCTGATGGTCTCGCAGAGACACAGAAAGAGAAGCTCGCTTCACTTGCTGAAAGTGTAGAGTTTGAAAGTGAAGAAAAATATCGTGAAAAATTGGAAATGCTTAGAGAATCATATTTCTCTTCAAAAGCAGCTCCAAGAGCAAATACTGAGACATTATCCGAAGGTGGAGAAGCAGCTCCAGAAGTAATTTCTGGGTCTATGGCTGCATACCTGAAGACACTATCTTCATTTGCTAAAAACTGAATTTAATATCAGTCAAACAAAACAAACACTTAGAGGTACAAGCAATGTTCAACAACGAGCAATTGCAGGAAAAGTGGGCTCCTATTCTCGACCATCAGGGTCTTGATTCAATTCAAGATTCCCATCGTAGAGCAGTAACCGCTGTCCTGCTAGAAAACCAAGAAAAATTCCTAAGAGAGCAGTCTGCATTCGAGCATTCTGGTTCTTTCCTTGCAGAAGCACCAACCAACGCAGTTGGTAATGGTGGTTTCACTGGGGCTGCTAATGCAGCTGGTCCTACCGCAGGTTTTGATCCCGTTCTAATTTCTCTAATTAGACGTTCAATGCCTAACCTAGTTGCATATGATCTTGCTGGTGTCCAGCCAATGTCTGGTCCTACTGGCCTAATCTTTGCAATGCGTTCCCGTTATACCAATCAGTCTGGTACTGAGGCACTATTCAACGAAGCAGATTCAGCATTCTCTGGTCAGGATTCTGGATTCAACAACACCAATGGTCACACTGATGTTGCTGCTGGTATGGGTACAACTCCAGCACAAGTTGGAAACAATCCTTCTGTTCTAAATCCAGTTGGTACTGGTAATTCCCTCGCATACTCTGTTGGTCAGGGTATGAGAACTGATGATGCTGAGAATCTCGGCGTCTCTGATCAGTTCAACGAGATGGCATTCAGCATTGAGAAAGTAACTGTGACTGCAAAGTCCAGAGCACTCAAGGCAGAATACTCCCTAGAACTAGCACAAGACATCAAGGCAATCCATGGTCTAAATGCTGAGGCTGAACTCGCAAATATTCTCTCCACAGAGATTCTTGCTGAGATCAACCGTGAAGTAATCAGAACCATCTATAAGGTTGCTGAGCAAGGTGCTACAGTCAACACCGCAACTGCTGGTGAGTTCGACCTCGATATCGACTCCAATGGTCGTTGGTCTGTTGAGAAGTTCAAGGGTCTACTCTTCCAAATCGAGCGTGATGCTAACGCAATCGCACAAAGAACTCGTAGAGGAAAGGGCAACATCATCATGTGCTCCGCAGACGTTGCTTCTGCTCTAGCCATGGCTGGTGTTCTCGATTACACCCCTGCACTCAATGCAAACCTTAACGTAGATGACACTGGCAACACTTTTGCTGGTACTCTAATGGGTAAATTCAGAGTTTACATCGATCCATATTCTGCAAACTCTGCTGCTAACCAGTATTACGTTGCAGGTTATAAGGGTACTTCTCCTTATGACGCAGGTCTCTTCTACTGTCCTTATGTTCCTCTCCAAATGGTTCGTGCCGTTGGTGAGAACACCTTCCAGCCAAAAATTGGCTTCAAGACCCGTTACGGTCTAGTTGCTAACCCATTCGCAGAAGGTGATGCTACTAACCAGGGTCTTGGTAGACTTCAGGTTAATGCAAACCGTTACTACAGACGTGTAACTGTTAAGAACCTAATGTGATCCATTTCACATAAGTTTCAAGAGGGTCTTAGGACCCTCTTTTTTTATACATATATAAATTAATTGTTTTAGAACTATGCTAAAAACTCCTAGAGATATAGTAAATGAAAGACTTTCATGGTCTAGTGATGAGGCAATCAAAAATCATTGTGTTTATATATTGGAAGAGTATTTAAAAAATGAACCAGATCTTTCAGAAGAAGAATTAAAAGAAGCACTAAAAACTTATCTTATGGGTCTGGAATAAATAGAAACATCTAAGATCTTAGATTATGTCATCTAATCCGTATAAAAGGCAAATACAGAATAGAAATTTTCTGTCTCCAGTAGGATTTAAGTTTACTCTTGCTAGAGCACCAAAACTTGCATATTTTACAAATTCTGCAAACCTTCCAGGAATTAACTTGGGTGTTACAGAACAACCATCATATTTGTCTAGGATTCCAGTTCCTGGAGATATGATGACATTTAATGACTTTACTCTAAGATTTTTAGTAGATGAAAATTTAGAAAATTATCTAGAAATACAAAAATGGATGAGGGGTTTAGGATTTCCAGAATCTCTACAAGAAATATATAACCTTCAATCCGAAAGTGATTTAATTGGTTATTCTTACTCCCCATCACAACAATTAAACATATATTCTGATGGTACTCTTCAGATTCTAACAAGCTCTGAAAACGTACAATTCAATGTAAAATTTTTGGACATGTTTCCAATTTCTTTATCTGATATTGAATTTGATGCGACAGATACAGATATTCAGTACTTTACAGCAAACGTAACTTTCAAGTATAGTATATACAATATTGTTAATGAATTTAATACCCCAGTATGACACTTGATATTGAAATGATTAAATCGATGTGGGAAAAAGACTCCCAGATCGACATTGATAACTTACACCAAGAATCTTTAAATATTCCTATTTTACATGCAAAATATTATGATATTTACAATAATTTAGTTTTACTCAAAACAAAAGCAGAACAACAAAGAAAAAATATTCGTCACGAAAGATATGAATATTATTCTGGAAAAGCAGATCCAGATGTTTATGTAAAAGATCCATTCCCAAAAAAAGTTAGGGATAAGGATGCAATGCAAAAGTATCTTGATGCTGATGAAAAACTATCCAATGTTTCTATGAAAATAGAATACTATCAGGTAATGATAAATTACATCGACAGTATTCTAAAACAAATTTCAAATAGAACTTATCAAATAAAAAACTCAATCGAATTCTTAAAATTCCAAGCTGGATATGGCTGATTTAATAATAGAAAAGTGCAACGAAGTATATCTAAAAATTACTACAGATCCTCATATCGAATATGAATTAAGAGATCATTTTAGGTTTGAAGTTCCAAATGCTAAATTCATGCCTCAATATAGGAAGAAGAATTGGAACGGAGAAATACATTTATTCGATATGAGGACAAAAAGATTATATATTGGTCTTTTACATAGACTAGTTGAATTTTGTTCTAATTACAACTATTCATATGAATTTGTAGAAAATAAATTTTATGGTAAACCTTTCGAGGTCAATAAACAAATTAGTGTTGAGGGAGTAAAGGATTACATTCATTCGATAACTTCTTTGACTCCAAGAAATTATCAGATTGAAGCAGTTTATGATGCTTTAAAATATAACAGAAAGATTCTGTTAAGTCCCACTGCGTCAGGAAAAAGTCTGATGATTTACGCTGTCGTGCGTTATCATGTGGATAAAGGGAGAAAAATTCTTGTAGTTGTTCCGACGACCAGTTTAGTAGATCAACTTGTCTCTGATTTTCGTGATTATGGTTGGGATTCATATTCATATTGTCACAAAATATATGCAGGTTGTGAAAAAGAAACTGATTTGCCAGTTACTGTAACAACTTGGCAATCTATTTATAAATTAGAAAGAAATTATTTTGAAGATTTTGATGTTGTTATTGGTGATGAAGCTCACTTATTTAAGAGCAAGTCATTAATAAAAATTATGACAAATCTTCACCATACAAAGTATAGATATGGATTTACTGGAACTTTAGATGGAAGTCAAACTCATAAATGGGTTTTAGAAGGTTTATTTGGTCCATGTTATCGAGTTACAAGAACATCTGAATTGATGGAACAAGGACATGTTTCAGATTTAGATATAAAGTGCTTGATACTAAAACATGATCCTAAAAAATTTGAAACATATGAAGATGAAATACAATACTTAATTAATCATGAAAGAAGGAATAAATTTATTACAAATCTATCTAAAGATTTAAAAGGCAATACTTTAATACTTTATAGTCGGGTTTCTGCCCAT